CCGTGTTGTTGATAACAACGTAGGTCTTGCTAGATGCTGGTGCTGTGATATTCCGCGTTACCGTACCACTGGCTGTCCACACAATAATGGCTTGACGGGCTTGATTGGCTGCGTCTACGGTAGTCGAGAGTGTGACATCAGCGTCAACGCTCAGTGTGGTGGCCCCAGCAACCGCAGAGTCGAGTAGCGATGTAATTGAGTCATTAACGGTGTCGCCCCATGTGCCGTCAAGGGTTCCGGTGACTGGTAGAGCTAAACCTAAAAGTGATGTTGACGCCATTGTTTTCTCCGATTAAACCGCGTATGTGCCGTTATTGGTGGTGTTTAAACGACGCGCAGTCCACATACTTCCAGCCAATGGCGTAATCGACCCCGCACTTGCAGTGGCTTGTATTTTTAAACTTGTACCCGTGCCGTTATCTAGCTGGATTCTAAACCGTGCATAGTGGTTAACTGCCGTAGTTAACGAAGCTGTTGCAAAAGAATACGCCGCTGTTGAGTTAATTGCTTGGCCTACCAGCATGGTTGCTGTGCCGGGCGGGGCAACAATACCGCCCGGCCCCGTAGCAGGAGACATCTCGTAATAGATATTCTGTATAGTCGGCGCGGCAGAATTAGTCAGCGTCCATGTAACCGTACCCGCAGTGGTCTTCAAGTAATACAGAATAATTTCAATATCGTAATAACCGTCTGCCACCAACGCAATGTTAGACGCTGCACCAAAGAAATTGGCAATTGTAGAAATAGTTCCGCCGTTAGCAGTTAACTTAAACTGGTTGTACAAACCTATTGAGCTACGACCAGACGTTACGTCTACTGTGCCGTACATGTTTACGCCGTCGTACTCAATAACACCTACGGCAGCAGTCGTTAAGTTAGTACCTGACGTTAAAACAATTGGCGCTATTGACGCTGTGCCTGCGGCTGGTTTAACTGTACTAGCCTGTAGATTTGTACCGTCATATGTCAGAGTAGCGCTAGATTGGTAGGGGCTAGTGCCATTACCGTAAGGAATTAAATTTGCCGTCAGTGTAGATATACCTGTACCGCCCGAAGATACTGGGACAAGAGCGACGTTATCCGCAACAATATTTAAGCCATCTGCGTAAACCGATCTTTCAGCAGGATAGGTAACAAACACATCTTTATTACCCGCTGTAAACGGCGTTAAAACTCCGGCAAAACCAGTCAACAGCGTAACCGCCGTGTAAGTTGCGCTAGTTCCTGCGTAGGTAAGTATTGATCCGCTTGCTGTTAAAACTGTTTTGCCTGTACCTTGTGCGTCAAGCGTGACCGTACCAGTGCCAGTACCGGAGCCTGTGGCCGTAAAGCTAACACCTACCGTATTTGATGCCGCGCCAATTGCTACAAAGTTGGTAGTCCCAACCGTCAGAATAGTAACCGTTGCGCCAGAGACTAAAGCCGTGGCGTTGGCAACAGCGTTAACAGTAATTACTTGCCCAGCCGTTATGCCATGTGCCGCCGCCGTATTAACAGTAACCGTAGTGGTTGCTTGGCTGATGGACGAAATTGTTGCGATAGAAGATAGGCTAGAAGACGATAAAACCGTATCTCTAGCCACACTTGTACCTACCAGTGTGTACGTACCAATACCCACTTCCCATTCATTAGCTACTTGGCTGACAATGGCGTAGTACGTGGTGTTGGCGTTGCCGATAACCGAGAATGCCTGATAGCCGGGGAATGTGCCAGTAAGCGTAACAGCCCCAGTACCCGTCGTATTGGTGTTTTCTTTTACGCGGTCCTTAAGAATTAAAGCCATTTTGCACCTTTTATGGGTTAACTATTGTCTGCCAGTTTGGATCGGGTGGTATTTGTGATGTATCAATCACTGTCCAAATAGCTGTCAAAGTTGATGATTCTGTATCCGCGATGGACATTGTTTCAATTACTAGTGCTGGTAACTGTGCAATAACACTCTGCGCTTCAGCTATTACACCAATGTTCTCACTAATGCTAACCAAAAAAGCCTCCCCAGAGGCAGTAGAAAAAGGTACAACAGCAAAAGCGGTGTTAGCAAACATGATTAGGTGATCGTTACAGTGTAGGTGACAAGCAAGATGTCGGTGGCAACAACGGCTCTGGCAAGGGCAAAGTCGCCAGCCGAGAACAAGATACCTGTTGTATTACCCGGCACAGTTGTACCACCAAGGACAATAAAACACCCAGCTACCGTAGCTGAACCAGTCATTGTGAAGCTGGTTGGGGTTGAAGTGGTTTTAGCACCCGCCGCAGCAACGGAGAACACAGGTGCGACCCGTGCCGCAATAGCTGTAATCTCCGCCCATGTAGCGTGAGAAGCCATAGTGTCTGCCACAACGGATGTACCAACACCCTTTAGCCCCATCAGTACTATGCCAGCACCTGCGTTACCCAGAATAGAATCTAAAGTGGCATTCTTGCCAACTGTTACTACTAGGTTCTCGATACCGTCTTCCCATTTTATGTTGCCCTGAGAATCTGTACACACCACATGATAGTAACCGTTCATGCTCATTTGTTCAGTAACCATTTTTTGCTCCTGTTAGCTACTGCGGATTAGCGCCGCTGTCGATGTGTTTGCAGGCATCGTCACTGTAAATGTAGTAGTTGATGTTTTGTCTGACCCAAAGTCCAACACCGCAATAGATTTGTTACCTTGGCTGGAGTTGTAAATTAACGCGCCGCGAGCAGTAAGAGCAGACGTAAATGATACATTTGTAAAGCCAACATACGCTGTTGTGCCAGATGTATTTACCGTAATGCCCGTCATAACTGCACCGCCAGCCGTGTAGCCTGACGCTACCACTTCATTAGTCGCGCTATAAATAAGTGTGTCCGCATCCAGATCAGCAAAAGCCGTGTACAGCGCAATCTTAATCACATCCGTATCTAAGTCATGTACCCCCTGATATAGCTCGGCTTTAAAGCTGGTGGTCTGTGTTTGCGAGATCATTTAACTGGAATCCTAACTTGACCATCACGGTACGCATCCATACGTTGCTTGCCATCACCCAGATTTTTAAGCAACTCAAGTGCTTGCATGTACATTGTCTGGTAAACATTAATGAGGTCAGGCTCACCCTTCATAAAGCGAATAGCCTCAACAAGAGCGCCGTTTAGCAATGCAGAATCAAAGTTATCGCCAAGCCATGTCGTACCAGCGGTGACAATTGACTCCGGGTAGTAGTAATAGTGCAGTTCTAGTTTGTAGGCACTGTTCGGCGTAGGTCCAAGAATGAACGACAGTTCGTTTACCGCCGTAGATTGCGGGCCAAAGATTGCGTAATACTCTGGCAAACCTGTATCTGCCGGCGTTGGGTAGGACTCACGAATAAAATTAACATCCTTGTTCAGCAAGAATGTGTAGTTCTCCGTAGCCAATCCGTAATTCTCAATAACCGCTAAAGAGTACGTAGACAGGAAGTCGCCGGGGCAAGACACATACTTATTGTTTACCGTTAACGTACCCGTTACGTTCTTACGTAGGTTGGCAAGCTGAACAGTGTTGTAAATCTTTTGTTCAGCTTGCTCAGTGAACAGTGCGTACTCATCCGCTGTGAACTCATTTTCACAAACGTCCGCAATATTCGCAACAAGTTCAGTGTAATTCATGGTTATGCCATTGGCCCACGAGCAATCGTGCCTTTAGTAGCGCAGCCATTACCACGGGTTTTGATGCCCGTTGTCTTAGGCTCTTTGTATGCGTCGCGGCTGATGTTACCAACGGACATGTCCACATCATTAGCAGTCAACCGACTTCCGCCTTGATAGCCATTGTTTTTAAGGCTTACACCGGCTTTACCATCCATAGTATGGGGCTCTGCATAAACTTCAGCAGAACCGACTTCTTTACCCATTAGTTTTTGCGAGAACTTAGCCATTATCGACCTCTTGCGCCAGATTTTTGATTGGCAACTTTAGCCAGACCGCGACCTAGTTGTTTCATTTGAATATTAGTCTTGCCGCCTTTGGCCATCTTAGTCATAGGCTTGCCGGGGTGCATTGCTGCTTCATGCTTGTGCACGGCTCCAGCCATCATCTTCTTGTCTTGTTTCAAATCCGCTTTGTCCATTTTAAACTCCTATGTCGTCGTGATCGTTACTATGCCAACTGGGCTTTGGGCCACTAAGTAGTTGGGTGTTAAAACTTCATCAAACCCACTTGCACCGCCCACTGGTGCCCAACCCCACTGAAACACCCTACTACCGCCGCTAGGATCACCGCTGGCATCTTCCGAACTGCCCGGTGTCTGCGTTAACTGCAAACCTGTATAGCCTGCCTGATAATAACTCAGGTCCGGCCGTGGGTCACGTATACCTTGTGGGTCACTAACAGGGTACATACCCAAAGACAACTGCGGCTGATCTGGGTCCCAGCAAGAAGGGCACACCAGCAGGTTGTACGTCTTTGTCTTAATAATTTCTTTACGCAGCACTGTCAGCTTATAGCGGAACCCGCACCGATCACACTCGGCAATCGCGTTCTTACCTGAAGCAAACTTATTGCCCATTACGCACCGCCAATAAACATCTGCCGTGGTACGAACCGAACTGCGGCACGTTCTTGGTCTTCTGCCGCCGCCGTTGCCCAAGCCTCGTCGTACATGGCTTTGAGCATATCAATACGACCAGCCGCCTCTGGAATCTTTAACGACAGGTAGTACGTCAGACCTGCTACCAAGCACGGTACAAATCTAAACGGCACGTCCATCGTATTCGTACCACCTGATCCTGCATCCTGAATACGGCGCATGCGCCAGTAGACGAACTGGTAGGTATAGGCACTGTCTGGGGTCGGCCACACGGTGATGCTTTGTTTCTGTACCAAGGTCAACGCAGCACTAATTAAGTGCACAGCCGCTGTGGTGCCGTCTTGGCCACGGACGCAGTTGTACAAGTACGCTGGGGTAGTGCTGGTGGCAGCTTCCGTCTCGTTGTACCCGATTAGTTCAGTACCAATCTTAATGAACCCCGCAGTCGGTATACCTACCAAGGAAGTTACAGGAATGGTTGTGGCCGTTGCACTAATGCCCGCTTGTAACGTGCCTACCAGTGGTGACTCGCCGCCTGTTAAACGCTGAATCCATACCTGAATAGGCCGGCCTTGCGTTAGCTTGTTAGGGATTGTGGCGTAGGTAGATACGCTAATACGGGTGATAGTCAGATCGGATTGGTTACTAGCGACGTTTGCATTGGTCCGAATAACATGGTCCAGAATATCAACAGTATCGTCAGGAAGTGCATAGGTTGGCTGTCCTTGGGTTAGTACAATCGTGTTCTGCTCAAACGTCCACATATTAACGCCGCGATTAGCCCAGTCTGCAAACAACAGATTAAGTGAACGACGTGCCGTGCGCAGGTGATAACCCGTACGTAGCTCTGAGCCACAACGCTCAAATGCTTCTTCAACCGCTTCGTTCAGGTTGATATTAAAGGTTGTGGCTCCAGAGGTCGTCATTATCTAAATCCCGCCGTTTTCTTTGCTATGCCCTTGGGCTGTTTAACAAACTGCTTGCCTGCGGCTTTCCCTGCCCGCTTTGCCTTCGTTGTGGCGGCATACTCTGACGGGGTGAGTGACTTGATAGCCGCTTCTGGCAGGTATCGCTCTCCCGTCTTTGACGACGGCTTGCCGCTCTTTGTCCGCCATTTCTGGTCGCCCCATGACTTCAGGCTTTGCTGTGGCGCTTTCAATCTTTTGCTTCTTCTTTTTCAAGTAACTCGGCGTCTATCTGCTCATCCGTCATGGCATCGCAAGTACATTGGCCCGCTTCATAACGCATACAATCTTTTTCATGTTCAATCACGGTAACCTCCTCCTGCTGCCTTATACTTCTTAGCAACGAGTTGTGCTTTACGGGCTGACCACTGGCCCGCACCTGTGCCATGCGTTGCGGCGGACTTTACCTGCGACACAATCTTCTTGCGAAGACCGGGCTTGGTGTAGTTACCGGCAGCATTAACTGTACCGCCTTCTTTATACTGCGTGAAGTCGGTGTCGTCCCGACGGGCTTTTTTCTTCCCGCCGGGCATCTTAGATGGGGCGATGTCGCCCATACCGCGAGAGGCCATCATCTCAGCACATCCCGCCTTTTTTCATAACAATTTGTTTGCCTTTAGTTTTACCTTTAACGGCAACGCCATCTTTACTAGGGGCTGCTGTACGTACAGAACCCATCTTAGAAGCAACCACACCACCTTTTTTCATCATACCGGGCTTATTAAGGGCCTGCGGTAACGGGCTACGAGTTGGTGCCATACCGGGCTTATTAAGGGCCTGCGGTAACGGGCTACGAGTTGGGGCCATACCGGGCTTATTAAGGGCCTGCGGTAACGGGCTACGAGTTGGGGCCATACCGGGTGGCATTGACTTACCACCCATACCGCCAAATGCCATTTTTTTCACGTTGCCACTTTTTTTCATACCGCCTCCAGATTTAGTAAATTCTTTGCCCACTTTTGTAGGCACACCTACTGTTTTAGCAAATTTTGGATTGTTAGCCACGGCTTGCATGAACCGTTCTTGCTTCTTTGAAACCGTAGGCATTATGCCCTTGTCTTACCACGAATAGCGCAACCATCTGCGCGGGATGAAGCGGAGCCCATTTTTGGCTTGGCTGCTTTAACCGTGCCCATACTAGTTGCTTTAACCGAACCGCCTTTAGCAAACGCTTTAGCTTTGACCGCGCCACCTTTTTTAAACATACCTACTTGTGCCGCATTAGGTGGCTGACCAAAACCTTGGCCGGGGCCTCCGTATTGTGGCATTGGAGGCGGTTGGTTTGCACCTTGGCCGGGGCCTTGGCCGTACTGCGGCATTGGGGGAGGTGTAGGTCCACTTGACTGCAACATTTGGCTTGGAGGAGCCATACCTCTACCTAAACCTTGACCGGGGGGCATTTGTGTTTGTGGGCCGTACTGTGGGGGCGGTTTACCTAATGCGCCTCGAACGGCTTGCTGGGCAAAAGCAGGGATACCCGCACCAGCTTGTTGCATTTGGCTTTGCGAAGGCGGCGGTTTACCTAATGCGCCTCGAACGGCTTGTTGGGCAAAAGCAGGAACATTTGCGCCAGCTTGTTGCATTTGGTTTTGCGAAGGCGGCGGTTTACCTTGACCAAACCTA